ATTCTACTTCCTACATCATCTAAAATCTCAAATTCCTCTGCCGAATCTAAAAATTTACTTTTATATTTTTTGGGCTTATCTTGAAAGAAAACCTCATTCCTAGTCCTTACAGGAGCCTTCAATATTTCTTTCCACATATCAATGCCCCCACCCGTTTAACAAAGTGTCAAACAGGAAACCCATGATGTTTAAATCAAAAACACCCATGATATTTCCAAGCAAAAAGCCAGCAACGGTGCAAGTAATACCGTAAAACCAAGCCTTTGCTTTAAGAAAGAAAATATCGGCAGAATGCGCTCTCGTTTGATTATAGGCGTAGTCGGATTCAGAGAATCCCAAAAAGTCGCCAATCATTTAATCACCTACTGCAAAGCCGCTAAAAATTCATTTCCGATAGAATTTTCAGCCGTTTCGTAAGTAGGTTGTTGAGCAATAATAGAAGTCTTATAGGTTTCCCTAATCTTTTGCTTCTGTGCCTCTTCTTTTGATTTTCTTTCCCAATATGCTTTAATTCTTTGGTCAAGAAGATACATTTCAATTCTATCATTAAGAGCAATATCAAACAATGCTTTCAAAACCATGATAGCACCGACTGTAATCAATCCAAATAAAATTGCATGGGCTAAAGTGCCATGTGGGAATCCTGTTCCATAATTTGCATAAAAGAAAACATTTGCTCCGCTAACGGTTCCAACGAAAAGAATCGTCATAACCAAACGGGTTTCTGTGTTTAATGCTGGCATAATAAATCACCTCAAATGTTCTAACGCTGTTTTTAATAGTTTAATTGCTTTATGGACATCTTCCGATGGAGACATTTGCTGAACGAGCCTTTTAAGTTCATTTCTGGAAGATGTGATGTCTTCAATGACTTTCTCGAATTCTTTTGCTATTTTTTCATTAGTTTCGTTAGAAGAAATGCCTGTGCCAAAAGTTCTCTTTTTGCCTCTGTTGTTCATCAATTCTCTTAATTCGTTTCTATCAGAACCGCCCGTATCTCTCCTATTACCTGTCATAGTAGGAGGAATAGGTTTCCTTTCTTTCTTAATATCGTAATAGTCCCACATTAAAATCACCTCAAGCGAATTCAATAGAACAAGCAACTGTTCCAGATTGTTTCTTAAAAAACAATCCGTTTCTCGCTAAAACACCATGCATATCAAATTCAATTGTTTGATTTGCTGCTAAAATAATTCTAGCGATTTCTGTTCCCGAAGCAGTGGTTCCATCATAAACTCTAATTTCACCTGTGCTACCAGCCGTTTCGCAAGCGTGAATAGAAACTAATAAGCATTGTTCACTTGAAACAATTTTATCTGCCGCTAAAACGCCACTTGACCTGCAAGTTTGACCCGCCATAACATCACCTATCCGTTGATAACAACAACACCTATTTAAGAGGTGCGATGTTATTCAGTCTTCAAAGAAGACTTTCTGGTGGTTTTCTTCTTTGGTAAAGCCTTTGGCTTAGGAAGAAGCAAATCACACAATTCTTGAGCAGTAAGGCTTTCCTTATCTAATTCTAATGCCGCCAGTCTAAGAAGTTTTTCAGATAGATTCATCAAACCTTCTCTATCCTCTTCTTCAAAAGCAAACATTAAATTAGCGTCAGAAAGACCAATAATTGCCCTTCGGAGAGAGACAGAAGCGGCTTCATTCCGAGTAATCTCAGTCCACCCTTCTAATCCCTCAATAACGAATCGGCCACCTAATTGACTGTTTTCTGTCAATTTTACCGAAACCACTTAACCACCTCAAAGGTTGCCGTATGCTCTAACCCGAACAATACCAATATCGGTATCATCTGCTTCTTCTTCCAACAATTGTGGAGTAGAAGAAGGTTGCAGGAAGAGAATTTTAAACGAAGAAGAGGATTCATAGTCTCCTGAAGAATCCGTTCTAATCGCCGCAATTCCATTAACTGCTTCCTGTCCGGTGATTTCTACTGCGGTAATTGAGGATAATCCCAATTCTGAAGCGGTAATCAATTCGCCCACATCTCCAGCAGAGTCATAGGTAGTGATGTCAATTGCCGCATCAACCACATATTCTGCGCCATTGACCCTTGAACGGGTATAACCTTTGTGGTCGCCTAAAAGCGTAATAGTGTGTGCCACTTAAAACACCTCAAAAGCCAATTGCCATCCAATAAAGAACATCGCCCGAAGTGCAAATAACATTGATGTTTCCATCAGTATTTGGCAGACTTTCCTTAATAACTGCCGCATTTGCTTCTACTGCTGAACCAGAGTGAGAAAACAAAAACGAATCAACACGGGATAATCCCGTTGCCACATCATCGTCTGCGCTATCGGTCGTAGTCTTTCCAAAAACCATTCTTCGGTTTCCTTCAACATTCATTTCAAATAATACTGTCGTTGTCCATGCCATAATAAATCATCTCCTTCTTTTTTTGTCCTCATTGAATGTTGGTGATTTTACCCTGTCCCTTGAAGAAAGAACAGCCGACTTCACCAATTGTTCGGTATAAGGCTCTGTTTCCGAGAGTCCCAACGCCAAATGGATTTCCGTTTGCGATACCATCCTCAAAGTATTGGGTTGGCTTCATAACGGACAACCAAAGGTGGTCAGTATCAAGGAAAAGCATATCGGACAATTTGGTGGTTGCTCCACCTGTTGTTGGCATATCCTTAACAGGAATCAAAGGAATGTCATAGTAGGTAGCAACACGGAAACCGACTTCTTGGCCCTTTGTTCCACGAACACCATTAACGGTTGGAACAATCTCCTTTCTGTCCATAAATCGCTCTTGGCTCTGCAAAAGGTCAGCAAGGGCTTGAATGGTGTCATATCCCGTAAGGATAACCTTTGGAGAACCACCAGCAAGGCGCAGGTTGCGAATCATGTCATTTAAGCGAGTAAGCGTCAAAGAACGAACATTTCCAGCCGTATAATCGGTTCCGAAATCAACCTCTGCATCAAGGAAAGAAGCGGCAGTAAATCGCTCGCTACCGTAAATTTTAGCATCAATGGTTGAAGCAGTAGCGGAAGTATCGCCTAAAGCGGTATCGCTGGCTAAAATCTCAGCACGACTTGAAACAACCTTCATCAAAGAAGTGTAATTGTTTCCAATGTTGGTCAAAGCAGCCGTTTGATAGTTTTCAAGTGGCATAACCAGCATTTTGTTTTGAACCTCAGCGTGGTGCTTACCCATATCTTCACGCATTTGCGCTCTAATATCGCCAATACCATCGTCAATTTGAGCCATTTCCATAGCCAATTCGCTGAAATCAAATTGGTGAGCAATAACCTTTGGGCTCATGTTTAATTGAGCGTAGGTTGGAGCAATTGGCCCTAATCCGTCTTGGGAGTTAGAAAGACCTGCATTTTCAGGAACACCACCGATTCGGTCGGCTCTTGGAGAATCTGCGCCCAAACCGTCTAATGTAGCATCTCCCGAAGTAGCAACGGAAAAGAGATTTCCAGAGCCACCAGCAGGACGGGACTTCAAAACTCGCCAACCACTTGAAGTATATGGTCGCTTTGAAATCATTGAAAGAGCGTTCACTTCACGGTTTAGCATAGACCAAACTTTCTGCCCATAAACGATGTTGTAAAGGGCAGAAACATCGGAAATGCCGCTTCCCGAAAAGGAAGGAGAACCGTCGTGTCCTGTATGAATACCACCAACAGCACCGGCTTGCTTCAAAAGAGCATTACCAGCAGGTAAGTTGTTAATTCCATAAGTCTGTGCTTCTAAGTCTGCAATTGTATTAATATATCCAGTCATCTTTAATCACCTCAAATTCCACGAACCATCTTATGAATGTCGCTCCAATCCATAGAAGCGATTTCATCAACAGTGGGAACATTAACTGCACTTTCTTCTTGTGCCTTGCGAATTTAGTTCTTTTCCGCAGTAAGAGACTTACGGAGTTCACTAAATTCATTCTTAAGAGAAGCGATTTCCGAAGCAGCATCATAGTTTTGCTTGGCAATCACATTTTCTCTGTTATTCACTTCTTGAGCGAATCTGTCCTCAAAAGACTTCTTGAGGTTATCGTAAGCAAGAGCCTCTAACTGCTCTTGGCGGAAAGCCTCGTAAGCCTTCTCAATGTTGCCAACGCTCAAATCAAGCGTCTGCAATTCATTGTTGTTGAATGCCTTAACAACAGGCATATCGGAAGAAGTGGGGCGACCATTGTTGATAACGATTCTATCAGCAGGTTCACCGATTTGGTTTCCAGCACCGTCAAGGGTTCGGAGATATGCTTTGTTTTCATCATCACCATATCCCATATTTTCATCGGCTTCGGAGTCCATCATTTCATCGGCCTTTTCTTCGCCGTAGTCTCCCTTTTCATTTTCAGTTTCAGCCATCTCGGTATTCATGTATTCGCCCGATTCTGTTTCTTCTTCTTCTTTTCTTAACGAATTGACTTCCTTCAAAAGTTCATCCAATTCGCCTAATGCTTTTTCCAGTTTTTCTTGTGTCATAACATCACCTGTTTTGTCTTGTTTTAGTATGTCAAATCTCGCTTCGGGGTTAATTCCTTTTTCACAGATGGTAATTTCATGCAACTCTAATTTGCTAATTTCGTTGTATTCTCCCATCCTTTCGTGGCTTTTCTTTACTTTTCGTAATGCTTGTCCACCAATGCTAAATGACCTTAACGACCCTTTGCGAATTCCTCTTCCTACTTCTTTTGCTTTTTCTATGTCGTCCCTTAATTTAATCACAACAAAGAATCCGACATCATCTACTTCTGATTTCCATAATCTTCCGTTTTTATCTCGGTATGAATCTACTACTTCTCCCACTTGAACATTTGAATGATTTGTCATTACATTTCTGAATCTTGGTTCTTCCATGAATTTTTTAACTGCGTCTTGTAAAGCATCTAATGTGATTAAATCATTTTGTTTATCCACGATTTCAATGCTCGCATATCCTCCAATCATCAGGTCGTCTGCGCTTTTGAGAATGCTGAAATCGTCATTCCTTACCGCCAAGACACCTCCGTTCATGTGTTTCAAACCTCCGTTATCTTTTCAAGTATATAATGGACTCGCTTTATTTCTTGGGAAGGGGCAACTCATTATACCCATCATCATAAATATTCCACAATCCCTTATCCTTATCCTTATCAGCAGGGCTTTGTTTGTAGCCTGTAAAGGCAATCCACATTTTGCCTTCTTCGGCAGGGATTACTCTAAAGTGAATCTTTGTTTCAAATTTGTTTCCTTCTAAGAAATACTCGTGATAGCCTGTTCTTTGAACACCTAACTTTACCTTTCCTTCATCAATGACCTTTTTCTTATCAAGGTCTTTACCGACAATAGCGGGATATTTTCCTGCTTTTCCGAAGAGGTCAAAAATATCTTCGTCTTTTTCTAAGTCAATGAACCAATTAAGGGTTTCATCTTTCAGTTTAATAATAAAATTCAAATTGCCATCATCTCTCAAATAGACTTTGAAATCACCTTCTTGGTATTCTTCCGGTGTTTCATACTTCTTAATCTCAGCCATAATTTTATCCGAGTCGTGAACATACTTATTATTTCTAAAGAGAACACCGTGGTCTTTTCCTCTATCTTCTAACCAATCCTTTAATCTTGCCGACTTAGATTCCAACAAATCTTCGTAGAGGTCTTTTGTAAATTTATTTCCCACTAAATACTTATGTAATTCCTGTGGAGTTTTATCTCCGGTTTTCTTAAGGTAATTGAAGATTGCCACAATAATTTTACTTTGCTTGGTCTTCATAATTTCTTCTGCTTGTGCCTTCCACATATCTAAATCAGCCAAAGCATTCTTTGACATTAGATTGCTTTCTTCAAAGCCATAAATAGTAAAGCCATCAAAGTCTCCCTTGATAATAACAGAAGCCTCTCCGTGAATATGGTCTGTAATTTTAATTCCTTTAGTCAATGCTTCAACAGAATACTTTAAAGACTTTTTAGTATCTTTAGATAACATTTCCAAAGTTACAATTTTTTCTGGCGAATCTACTTCGGGAACCTCAATAACCTTTGCTGAAAACACAGTGTATTTTCCATTAGACTCTTTGACTTCATCAACCTTAACACGAACAATATCACCAACACCAACAGAAATTTTAGTGTTTAGTGCTTTGCCAACATTCATGTATTTCTTACCGTTTAATTCTTGACCTTCGGCATCTTCATCTAATGGGCCAGCACCCAATGTATAAGAATATAAATTGCTTTTAGTCTTCTTTTTATCAAGAACCACTAAATCCAAATCAACAAACTTTTTCCACTTAATCCATTTTGGATTCTTCTTTGTTCCTTCAAAGTATGTTGATGTAGCGTCTTTAATGACAACGCCTTCTGCTGTTGGCATTTCCATAATAGCCTTTGCATATTCTTCAATGTCCTTTATGCTATCAGCCATTCTTGTATCTTTCTTTGATGGAAAGTTAAGAATATCACTTGAATGAATAGAGTAATTGTTGAACATTGTGTTAAGCCTTTGCTGTAATGTCTCATCAACAATCTTCTTATCATTGTGGCGCATAATGTCAAACATATGTGCTTTTAATGTAGCATCCTTGTATTTGCCTTTGAAAACATGAGCGATTGTATCTGCTCGGTGAAGTGCTTCTTTATCGTCAAAGAGAATTAATTCACCATCAAGAATACAATCTCCAAAGTGTTTCTTCTCCATCTCCTTCACAATTTCTTTACACTTTGAAGTAATGTCTTTTTCATTATAGGAATAAATTGTAACTTTCTTGTCAATTTTATGAATTTGGATTCTCATACCATCATACTTTTCTTGGACAATATATTCTCCACTGAATCCTTTTAACTCATTCATGTCCTCAATATCAAAAATACGATACATTGGTTTGTTGGGTAAAATGAAATCCGATTGAGATTTTTCTTCTTCGGACTTAGTTAAGTCCAAATCTTCAATATCCTTTAAATCTTCCCAATCTTCTTCTTGGTGCTTAGAGAAATAAAGAAGTTCCAAAAAGTCAAGGGCGGTCTTAACTTTCTTTTCTACCTTCTTTGAGTCTTTTCCATCCCCGTATTGCTCAATGATATAGAGGGCGATGTCGTCCGATTGTAGGTCAAGCCCCTTA